GTTCCACGTATTTCTCCATTAACATCCAATGAATAACTAGGGGCACGATTTACACCAATCTTACCAGAATTTGACATATTTAGGAGCATATCATTACCAGTTGCACCAATTGTTGCAGCAGCCGAAGATGTTCCAATATTAACTGTACCAGGTCCTACATATACATCTCTCCATCGCTGTGTTGTAGATCCAAGATAATATGTATTATGTAAAGATGGTATCATATCGGCTGCGACAGTTATTGTACTAAATCCAGTTGTAGTAAGTAATGTATTCCGCACAACCTCCTTTGTTCCAGGAATATACTGTAAAAATTCAAAGACACCTGTTGTATCAGTTCGCACAGGATCTACATAGAATCCCTGATTTGATGCTGTAATTGGAGCAGTCATTGCATTTAATGCAATACTATTTGGAGTTTGATTATCATTAACTGAATTGTAGCCAATAGCAATTGCATTAGAGCCCTGATTTGAATATCCAGCACTATTACCAATTGATATTGCATTGGAGCCTTGATTAGATGATCCTGCAAATGCCCCAATTGCAACTGCATACTCTTGTTGTGTATCATTACCAGCATCATGACCAATTGCAATAGCTCTTTCACGTTGGTTACTATTTCCAGCACTAACTCCTATAGCAATAGCCTCACGAACTTGCCCTATGTTCCCTGCTTGATCTCCAATTGCAATAGCACCTATAAGTTGCCCATTATTACCAGCATCTTTACCTATTGCAATTGCATTATGTCCCTGAGTTAAATTTCCAGCACTGTCCCCAATTGCTACTGCAAATTCTCCTTGACTTGACCCACCAGCACTATTACCAATTGCAATAGCACTTTCTTCCTGATTACTAGTTCCAGCATTTCCACCAATTGCAATAGCATTTAAACCTTGGATTTCTTTACCGGCCATACAACCTATAGCAACTGCATTACTACCTTGGGAATGCCAACCGGTTAGAGTACCTATTGCAATAGAATTAGAAGATTGATCTTCCATACCTGCAAATGTTCCTATTGCAATAGAACGAATCTGTTGATTACTATTTCCAGCCTTATATCCCATTGCAATAGACTCATTTCCTTGTAATGTATTACCAGCCTCATTTCCAATGCCTATAGAATTTAGTCCCTGATTTGAATATCCCGTATTATTACCAATAGCAATTGTTGTTGTTGTATATTGAAAGTCACCAGCGCCTCCTTGATTAGAATATCCAGCATTTAAACCAATTGCAATAGCATTTGTTTGATTATTATGTCCAGCATTTTCACCAATTGCAATTGAATTATTACTTTGATCTAACTTTCCAGCTTTTGTACCAACTGCAATAGAATTTAGCCCCTGGATAGTGTATCCAGCCATATCACCAATTGCAATAGCCCCATCATGCTGGTTAACTACACCAGCCTCATTTCCAATAGCAATACATCGTTGCATCTGACTGTCTGATCCAGAGTTTAGCCCCATTGCAATAGACCAGCTTCCCTGTGTATTACTTCCAGCATTAGCACCAATAGCTATACTGTTAACACCTTGAATATGATATCCAGCACTATCACCAATAGCAATAGCCCCATACTCTTGATTTTCATGTCCAGCATTGTTACCAATTGCTACTATATTAAAACCTTGATCTAGTTCTCCTGCACCACAACCTAAATGAACTCTACTTCCACCAGTTAACCATACGCCAGTTATAGTATCCCAATACATGTAGTCACTATAACATACACCCGAGGGTAAGGGAAATCCGATAGATGACAGATTTGACAGGGGATTTGCCCACAGCGCATCCCCAGTAGGTGTCTGTGTAAGTACGAAATATGGTAATGTGGCTATACTACTATTTTGATACGCATATAACTTCCGTAATGTTATAAAATCAACATCCAGGTTCGTCTTGCTCGTCATTCCCTAATCTGATTTCATTTTTATAATAGGCCTATATACAACACATGGCACTTTATAGATATAGTGAATATCAGCAAAAGGCGCCAAATTCTATAACAAAGTTCCGGAACATTCAACAGGATGCCAGCGGGTGGAGGACTTTTACAATTAGTAGCCCAAGGAAAGCAAGATGTATTTTTGACAGGAAATCCGCAAATCTCATTTTTTAAACTCGTCTATCGTCGTTATACAAACTTTGCAATTGAATCACAGGCCATGTACTTTGACGGCACACCCAATTTCGGCCAACGTGTTACATGCCTTATCCCCCGCAGGGGAGATCTACTAGGGGCAATCTACCTGGATGTAACATTACCCCGCATGACGCTACAGGATATATCTAATACTCCAGTATCCTATGTAAATTCAATAGGACACGCCCTTATTCAAGAGATTACCTTTGAAGTCGGGGAGCAAGAGATTGACAGACAGACAGGTGAGTGGATGGAAATTTGGACCCAGTTAACAACACCTGCATCACAACGGGATGCACTCAATGCTATGATTGGGCGTGTAGATGGATATGTGCCACCAAATATGATTCCTGGTCCCATGTCACCAGGTCTCCGACTGTATATTCCACTCCAGTTCTATTTCTGTCGTAATCCTGGCCTCTACATTCCCCTTCTTGCATTACAGTACCACCCAATCCGTATTAATATTACACTTGCCCCACTCCAGAATCTATTTTACAGCCAGACTCTAATTGAACCGCCAAGTGACTGTCCCCAAGTCTTTGCAAATCCAACAACTACAATTACAAATATGATGCTCTGGGGCGACTATGTCTATCTGGATGTAGAAGAACGTCGCCGCTTTGTAAGTACAAGTCACGAATATCTTATTGAACAGGTCCAATATACACCACTCAGTTCGGTTACATCCAAGCAACAGTCAATTAATATTCAGACAGATTTCAACCATCCGATCAAGGAATTCATTTTTGTAGCACAGCGAGACTATATGCAACAGGTGAATGAGCCATTTAATTACAGCAATCTTGCAATTAATGAGCCAGTCCCTCCAGCCCTTTTGCCATATATGAATGCCGACCAGGTCCGCTCAGATCTGATTTCTACGGCGCTACTTCAATTGGATGGATATGACCGATTTCAGGTTCGGGAAGCTCCCTATTTCAGACTTGTTCAACCCTATCAACATCATACAGCTGCACCAGTTGACAATTTCATCTATGTATACTCTATTGCTATTCGGCCAGAAGATGTACAGCCTACAGGAACATTAAATGCAAGTCGCATTGATAGTGTGATTTGGCAGATTACAATGAATCCTCTGTTGGAAATGCCACCAAGGGTATCCCGAGGCAATTGTCATATACGGATATATGCCACAAATTACAATATATTTCGTGTAGTCAATGGATACGGTGGCCTATTATTCACGATATAATCGTATAATATGCCATGTATACTAGAAGACCGTCTAAAGTAGAGGATGTTCAGTAACCCATTTTATCTAACTAGCCTTGAGTACTGGAACACATCCACACTTAATTATACAATATATTGGATATTAGCGGTATTTTTTGGATGGGCAGGGTTGGATTTGTTATACCTTAGGTCACCGTGGATGGCGATTACCAAGATCATATTAAACTTGGTAACATTTGGTTATTTATGGTTATATGATGCAATTGAGGCAACATTTAATAAAAAACAGGTAGAGCTTGTGGGGCCGAGTATGCCATTTTATGGACCGCTTGGTATTGGGGGTGGTCAGTTTATGGGTAAACCAGGTACGCCTGAGCAAATGGGTAAACATTGGACATTTACTGTATATACGCTAGTTCTAACATTTATGGGCATCTTTGGTACAGATTCATTTTTAGTGGGTGATTTAATGTCAGGATGGATTCGTCTTCTATCACTCATATCAGTCATTTTTGCACCAGTTGCTATTATCTGGTGGGTATATAAAATGTTTATGTTCTGGTTTAAGACAGGGGATGTACTAAATCAAGAGTATGAATTCTTTGGTGCACCGAAGCCACCTGATGCAAATGTACCATGTCCAAATGCGATGGAACTCTTTACAGTTTGGTTAGTAAATACAACAGGTGTTATATTAAACTATATCCCTATTGTAAATACGTTTGTGCCGATTCTCCGTACATTAGAAGAACAACTTCGTACAGCATATGGCATGGCAAAAGTGGCAGTAACTATTGCGACGACTGCAGTACCTGCAATTGCATCTGCTGCTACTAGTGCTCTAAAAGAGGGTGTTGCTGCAAAGGTGCAATTGCCACAATTGCCACAATTACAGTCACAAACATTACAGGTTGGAGGAAGTGATATGATAACTTCTGCAAAGTCTGTGCTTTTACTCATCGCACTCGGCGCAATAATCGTATCCAGCTTAAGCATAACCCTCTGGAGATCATGGAAGAATGGCACAGCAGTCAGCAAGACAGAAGATGATAAACGAGGCAGTGAAAGGAACGATGACCCCCCTAGACCAGCCGACGATGGAGAAACTCATACAGTATACAGTACCTGATCAGGCACAATTTTGTGTCATTTATTTCACAGCAAAATGGTGCGGTCCATGTAATAACATGCTATTAGATAAGATTGTAATGTCTAATAACAATCTTAACTGGTATCTGTGTGATATTGATGAAAATGATTATACTGCAGGGTATTGCGGTGTTCGCACAGTCCCCTCATTTATGGGTATTGTATATGGTAAACCGACCAAAGTTCTATCTAATTCTAATCAAACTGAAATTATACAGTGGTTACAATCTCTTACAGCTGTGCCGAAGAAATAGGTGAGCTATCAAAGTATGTGATAGTGTCTATCCATAATTGCAATAGTTGCTGCAAATATGAGTATTGCAAGTAAATTATATGCAAGATTACGAATTACTATATATGCCATAGATGTTTTATCAACATTAACTGCTCCAATAAGAGATGGTAAAAGGAGTATAAGTGTAAGTGAAGTTGTGCCAATAATACAATACAATATTGTTGAAATTATACTCATCACCTATTTATAGGTCCCAATATAATTATGAGGCAAAGAGAAGGCGTCCTCGCCCCTGTTGCATTTCATATACATTCCATGATTCTATAAATACCCGTAGTTCAGCAGATCGTTGTCCAAGGCACTTTGTAACTGGAACATTAGTAAGTTGAATATGGAGTGTAGGACGGTCGGCTGTGGTAAAATTTATACTACCTTCAGGTTGACGGGGGGCGGGTACATCCCTATCAATTGTTGAACCGTAATTCCAGCGCATTTCTCCAATACCTAGGCCATTATCCCTCTCATCTTTTACGAGTGCTTCAAGATCTTGCCATATGAATTGCTCCCACAATGATTCACGATCCTGTCCCGCAATGACAAGTTTCAAACCAGTATAGAATGTAGTATTATCGGCAAGTGTAGGTTCTTGTGTAGGAGTAGTAAAATCATTAAAGAAATTATATAGCCTATTTTTTTCTAGATTGGATCCTGTACGAAAGATGAACATAACACGCTCTGCCATATGACGGGCATCTAGACGACGGGTAATTGTTGCAGTTCCGCCATAATCAAGTGGTTTATAGTCAAGTTCTCCAATTGTGAATACATTTTCAAAGACTTTGCGAAATGGAATAGTTATTTGACTTTCTTGCAGTGCTGACATTGTTTCATTTGAAATATAGGCCTGTTGAGTTTCTAAAAGAATATTTGGTTGACCAATTTGTTCTCTAGTTAATGGTGGAAATTGTATATAATTTGGAAATGTCCCCAATGGATATGTGAAAGCAGGTTCATTCCATGGGGCGGGTTTTACAATATTAGGATCGTTACATACAACAATATCTTCTAATGGTCTGATTTTGATTTTTAGACGATAATTTTGACTTGGTACACAACAAAAAGGAAATCCGCCGTCACCTGGTGTCTGAAGTCCAGGAAGTGGGAGATGAACGCGGAGTTGCCCAGGAGTTGCCCTCAAATTAATGTTAGTATTAAATCCCGCATTTTTTTGTTCAAGAAAACTGGAGCTCCACGAACCTTCTGTAAACTGAGTACATAATAGGCTTTCACCTGACCATTCCTGTATTAGAATTTGATCTTGATAGAATTGTATTGATTCAAACATTAGGTATCCAATATAGTTTGTATATCCATACAGAAGGGTATTAGATGGACTTGAAACAGCTCTAATAAAATATTGACTATTTGCATATATTGGATCTAATGGTATTCCTCCAATAGTAGTAGGCAGTGGTGGAAACCAATAGGGAAGATCAATAAGTAGAGCACAGTCTAATAATATGTCCCCGTATCGGTCTAATTCTATTTCAAATGTATTGCCAAATCGTGGAGCATTCAGTGGCACCGTTGTGCGACGTTCTGTCATAAAGGGAGCACTAGATTTATACCGATTATCAAATGCAGACTGTGCATCAACGTTATCATTTTGAAGAAACTTATCTTTCTGTCCTCGGGCTACCAATTCAAAGAGTGCCCCAGATCCATTGCTATGGGGGACAAATGTCATTTACTTATAGTATAGGTATATTCTTAGATTGGTGAAAAAATGACAGCGATAATATCACTTCATCATACTACATGACGTCCCTTGTAATAGTAGAATCTCCTGCAAAATGCTCCAAAATACAGGGGTTTCTTGGTCCTGGCTATAGGGTTATTGCCACAATGGGGCATATCAGGGCGCTAGAGGAGTCACTTGATGCTATTGGGTTAGATAGGGATTTTGAGCCAAAATATGAATTCATTTCAGCAAAGGCGAAGACTCTTAAACAATTGAAGGATGCTGCTAAAGAAGCTACAACTATTTATCTGGCATCAGATGATGACCGAGAAGGCGAGGCTATCTCCTATTCAGTCTGTGCATTTCTGAAACTTAATCCTGCGACGACACCTCGTATTGTATTTCACGAAATTACAGAAAAGGCAATCAAGGCGGCGGTCAGTTCACCCCGCAGAACTGATATGAACAGAGTGAATGCTCAACAGGCCAGATCAGTATTAGATATGATGATTGGATTTACAATGTCGCCTCTTCTATGGAAACATGTTGCAAGTGGACTGAGTGCAGGTCGTTGTCAAACGCCCGCACTGCGTCTTGTTGTAGAGCGAGAGGATCAGATTAGGGCATTCTCTGCAGCATCTTCATGGCGTATTAGCGGGACATGGGCAAAATCCATAAATGGAACTTTGGATGATGAGCTTGAAGATGAAGAGTCTGCGCTAAATTACTTGGAATTACTCAAAGATACAAGGACATCTACTATAACATCTAATGTTACAAAGGCATGGTCGTCAAGTGCACCGCAACCACTCATAACTTCCACGCTTCAGCAACAGGCATCTGCATTATATGGTATTCCTCCAAAGTCTGCAATGTCTTCTGCTCAACGCCTGTATGAAGCGGGGCATATCACATATATGCGTACAGATATGGCGACAATGTCTGAAGAGGCAAAAGCAGACATATCGGTATATGTGACTGCCACATATGGAGCAGATTATGTGGATACGTCGGTTCCGACGGTTAGTAAAAAGGACAAGGTTAAACCGCAGGACACATCTAAACCGCAGGACAAGGGTAAACCACAGGCGCAAGAAGCCCATGAATGTATTCGTCCAACGCATGTGGATGTAACAGTTCTCCCAGGAGAATGGACTGCATCTGATTCTAAGATCTATACTCTTATTTGGCAGAGGGCTGTTCAGAGCCAAATGGCATCTGCACGGGGTGAGACGTGCACTATAAAATATATTGCAACGGCCGCACCTGATTTTCCGTGGACATCGCAATGGCGACGCACAACTTTCCCAGGATGGCAGATTGCTGGAAAGATTGCAAATCTGGATGAAGATACCGAGGAGATAGATGCTGCAAAATCAATGTGGATCAGGGCAACTACAGAACTTACAGTGGGTAAGACCCTGACATGGACTACACTTATAGCAGACCCACATGAGACCAAGGCGCCTCCTCGCTATACAGAGGCAACACTTATAAGAGAATTGGAGAGACATGGAATAGGTCGCCCATCTACATTTGCATCTCTAATTGCCACAATTCAGGATAAGGGATATGCTGAAGTGAAGACGATAGCTGGAACAGAGGTAAAAGTCAAATCATATACTTTAACAGATACATGGCCTCCAAATGCAACAATTAAATCAAAGACAATGGGTGCGGAAAAGCAGAAACTTGTTCCCACAGGTTTGGGCAGATCTGCTCTAGAATTCATGCTCACTCACTTTGAAGATCTATTTAACTATGAATTTACTGCAAAGATGGAGAAGAGGCTTGATAGGGTTGCAAGTGGAGAGGAAGTATGGAAAGGGGTGCTTAGAGATATGTGGAATTCATATAAAGATAGGTATATTGCGTTGAATACTAACAACACAAAAGGCAGCACACTCAGTTCAACGGGTAGCACAAAATCCAAAGAGTTTGGCGCAGGGATTAAGGCCGTTCTAAGTAAAAAGGGGCCACTTATATTATATGAGCCACCTACAAAAGATCAGAAGGTCGTATTTTACGGGTGGCCAGAGGGCGTATCATTTCAGACAATTACAGAGGAGGAAGTTAAGAGCTTTATTGCAAGTAAACTTACTGCGACTATAGGTGAATGGCGAGGTCACCCAATTCAAAAAAAGTCAGGAAAGTTTGGACCATATGTACAGGCAGGAGATACAATTGCATCCATTGCGACAGCAGATGATTTTGATGTAATTTGTGAAAAGTTGGAGAAGAAAGCTACATCAGAAAAGAAGGAGCCACTCAAACAATTCAAAGAATATGAGATACATTGTGGATCTTATGGGCCGTATATTATCAAACCCGCACTAAAACAGAGGAAGTTTGTGTCAATACCGAAAGGTATCACGGTTGATACATTAACAGAGCAAGAAGTTGCAGTATTATATAAGGCGGGACTAGAAAAGAAAACTTCATTTGCTAAAAAAGCAAAAAATTGAACGGCAAGTTGCTAGAAAATATATAGCACTCAATCATATAGAAGTACAATGCCCCTTGATATTGCAAGCATTACTAGTGTCATTCATGCATGTAATTTGAATCCAAAGCATAATACTAGTTTCCATATTGCAATTGTATATCGTAGGGGCAAAATTCTAGCAATTGCATCCAATGCGGTGGGTAGTCGGTCAAAGGGCTGTGGATATTCCAATCATACAATCCATGCAGAAAGGGCGGTTATTAAAAAGATAGGTGACCTGTCACTTCTTAGGGGGGCAGATCTATTTGTGGTTCGCCTTAACCGGGCAAAGAATATGTTAGGATCGGAGCCATGCCATTCATGTAAGGCACATTTGATGCAATGTATGGAAAAGTGGGGTCTTAGGCATGTCTATTATTCATGATATTACAAGACTTAAACAAATCGGGCACAAACTTACATTTACGAATACAATTAACCTCTTTTTTTTTGAGAGCTTTACGAGTTTTATTGAGTATTTTGCCACTTGAATTTTTTACTATAACTTCCTTCGTACCTTTTGTGCCATTTACAGTAACTCTATGTATTTTTGTCTTACCTTTACCATTTAGATATAGGGAGTGTACCTGCGATGAATAATATTTGAACATCTATATAAGGTGCGTTTAAAATATGCTAACCAACTTCTACGGATAAGTGTGGAGTGTAAATCTTCATACGTATAATCTTATCGTCCAATGGTTCGGACATCAGACTCTGACTCTGGGGATCGAGGTTCAATTCCTCGTAGGATTACACATTTTAGTGATTTGATAGAATCAATAAAATGTATATTAGTTGCACATTAGACCCGTACGAATTTTAAATGAGTGTTTTCAATATGAGATTTAAGTATTTCTTCTTCATCTTTCATATGTATTAGTAAAGATTTACATAAATTATATTTTTCTTCACCTGTGTATATTTTTGTAAGTATAATGTGACTATGTTCATCAAATAAGGTTTCAGGCACGGGTATATTATTAAAAATTCGGTTTTCTTCGCCTTTGGAGTGGCAATCTAATGATTTTAAGAAGGGCTTGAAAATACTATCTGGAATCTGTTTGTGTTCATCATATAATTCAATTAAATACCTTGATGTAAAAGAGAACCTTCTATGCGATAAATACCATTTTTTATATTGTGATTTTTCCCAAAATTCCATTACTACTATATGCTCATATAAAATCTGCTTAGGTCTAACATTAAAATGAAGGTCTAAAGTTTATTGTGCGTATAAGACAAAATGATGAAGGGAGTGTTGTCAAACATAATTGACACACCATTAGTAACACACAAACAGTCAAGTACACTGGACTATTTAAAGAAAACTCGTGAAGAACTTATTGCAATTTGTAAGGAAAAGGGTATTAAAGGATATAGTGGAAAGAAAAAGGGCGAGATTGTAAAACTATTATCAGGTAAACTAAATATGATTGACTTGTTTGCTGGAACTGGAGCATTTACTTTAGCATTCCAGGAGACAAATGCTGTAAATATTGTATTTGGAAACGATATGGTAGAACATTCTAAGAAGATTTATGACGACAACTTTAATCATAAACTTACACTAAAAAATCTAAACGAAGTTAATGTTGAAGATATACCAGCGCATGACATATTAACAGGTGGTTTCCCTTGCTTTGTAGCAGGAACGAGGGTTATGACTCAAGATGGATATAAGCCAATTGAAACGGTTGAATTAACAGATAGACTCTTTACTCATACAGGCAAGTTTCAGAGTATTCTTAATAAACAGCAAAAGGCAGGTTGTGTAAAAGTTCATAGTCTTGAAATTCAATATCACCCCCATGCAATCAAGTGTACTGACGACCACCCCTTCTATGCCAGTCGGCGCATTGCTTCATGGAACAATAGTATAAGACGCTATGAGTACTATTATACTGATCCTAAATGGATTACAGCAAGTCAATTAACTGAAGAGCATTATACAGGTCTTCCAGTAGATAATCAATCAATTATCCCTAGTAGTACTATTAAATATAATGGTACAATAATTGATAATTATGATCAGTGGTTTATGATGGGATACTATCTTGGAAATAGTAAGACTTCAGATGCAATTAACAATAAAATTAAATATATGATGTGTGCTACTGATCTTTGTAAAGACTTTAGCAAATATGCTAATGGCAAATATGCTCATGAAAAGTGTATCCCTGAGTGGGTTCAAACTGCCCCTAAAGAGTGTATTGAGCAGTTTCTTCTAGGATATCAAACATCAAATGGCTATATAAAATCTCATAATATTCAATATACTACAGATTCTGATAATATTGCCTATGGTATTCAACGCCTATATCTCAAAGTTGGAAAGTTGTGTAGTGTAACTTATCATCAAATGACCCACCGAAGTACATATAAAATGCGTGTGCTACTGCAACGGTCATCTGCTTCTTTTATAGAGTCTTCATATGCCTGGTTTAAAGTTCAATCAAACACTGTCCTTACTACTGAACCGCAAACAGTGTATAACTTTGAAGTTGAGAATGATAATAGCTATTGTGTAGAGAATACGATAGTTCATAACTGTCAACCGTTCAGTATTGCGGGACTGCAAGAGGGATTCAAAGATGAACGTTCAAATGTGTTCTGGAAAATCCTATCTATAATTGATCGTCATCAGCCCAAATGCGTTATATTGGAAAACGTAAAGAATCTTGTATCACACGATGAAACTAAAACATTCACCACTATAAAAAGTAATCTTGAAAAAAGAGGCTATCATGTCTGCCATAAAGTTCTAAACACTGCTGAAATTACGGGTATTCCACAACACAGGGAACGAATTTATATTGTATGTATGAAATCTAAAAAGGTATTTGATAGATTTAGTTTGGACTTTCCTAAAATAGAAAAGAAGAAAATATCTGAATTTCTTGAAAAAGATGTCCCTTTAAAATACTATTATACTGATAAATCAAGCACATGGGATCTTGTAAAAACCAGTGTAGTTAAAAAGGATACAATCTATCAATATAGAAGGACATATGTAAGGGAAAACAAGAGTAGCGAATGTCCTACATTAACTGCTAATATGGGTAGTGGCGGACATAATGTGCCAATAATTGTAGACGACGTGGGTATTCGCAAACTAACCCCACGAGAATGTTTTAATCTTCAAGGGTTTCCGTCCACCTATAAATTACCATTATTATGTGATTCTAACCTCTATAAACTTGCTGGAAATGCAGTATCTGTTCCAGTTGTAAAACTAATCGCTAATAGGATTATTCCGCTGCTTCAAGGGGAGTAAATATTAGTGTAAAAAGAATCTAAAGAGTACTCTACAATAGATACTGTGGAGAAATCCACACACACGAGATTGGCGGAATGGTAGACGCACTGCACTTAAGCTGCAGCGGATTAAAGTCCATGCGGGTTCAAGTCCCGTGTTTCGTATTAAACTTCTATAGCAAAGTGGATAATGCGCCCACCTTCTAAGTGGGAGGTCGCAGGTTCGATCCCTGCTAGGAGTACACTCTTTACATATCTAATATGATATGTAAAGAGTATGAATAAAAATTTGACATGCAATTTGTGTTACAGTAAACACTGGAAAATGACTTCTGTTGAATCTCTCTACAATTCTAGCAAAATTGTTAATGACGCTAAGACTAGTTCGTATGTAGAGCGATTTACTAAAGATCTTTTGGATGCAACTAAGAGGGGCGTATATCATGTAAACCTATGGTTCGATGATGAAGATACTGACTACATGTCAGATAAACCCCGTCCATATGTATATAAATCAATTGACATTATTAAGGAGAAGTATAGGGGAATTACAGAGGAGCTACAGTTTGAGTGTGGTTATGTAGTAGGCTTTATTGTATCCTGGAAGTCATCCGATACCCTGTCTAATCTTAGCAAAATTACTAATACTACAATGACAGCGACGTATGTAGAAATATTTACGAAAGGTATCATTGATGCAACCAAGAAGGGCAGGTATTCTACAGAACTACGTATTCCTGATTACGAGTTTAATTATGATATATCGGATGATCCTTGCCCATATGTATTTGCAGCAATTCACGCTATCAAGGATATTTATAAAGGAATTCAGGTATATGAATGTAAAAAGGATGGGTACCTAAAACACTTTCTTGTAAATTGGGATGAAAGTACTATCAGCAAGTATCAAAAAATCACAAATAATGCAAAGATAAACGAATATGTGAGGCATTTTACATTAGTTATTGAGGAATCAGATAAGAACCACCTATGTTTCGCAAAGCTTTATGCATCAATAGGTTATGATTATGAATCAGGTGCAAGGCAAGGCCACCCAATGCCATTTGTATATGCGGCCGTTGAAAATATTAGGAAGCAGTATGTTGATCGTAAAATTGTTGTAGAGGAGCGTGAAATTGGATATACTGGCAACTTTTACTTCCATGTAGCGTGGTAGAGATTAGGGGTTGATTAAAAATATAAAGTGCGTTCAGCGCACTATCTTCATTATCCCTAAGGGAAGTAGGAGTCCGGTACTCCTATGCCCGCATAGCTTTAGTCGTTAGAGCGATCGCTTTGTAAGCGATAGGTCGGTGGTTCAACTCCACCTGTAGGCAAACACACCCTTTCAATATATATTAACTATCTTGAAACAATGTGTCAAAAAATGGTATATCCCACCCATCGTCCTAATAGAATGAGTTGTGGTTGTGGCAAGAAAAATAAATCATTTAACCCAATATTTTCAGACAATCCGATAACATCAAGTGATCCTAAGGCATGGGGGCCTTGTTTTTGGTTTATGATGCATACAATGGCCGAGAAAACAGGTCATGCATCCAGCCCTATTATAAATGGAGATCATGCAGCCATTTTTCGTTGGCTAGTTGAGCAACTTCCAACAATTATTCCATGTCAAGAATGTCAGGCTCATGCTCGTACATATTTACTAGCACATCCTCCGACATGGATGAAGGCAGTTGGAAATGACCTTCGCATACAGATTCGTACATGGGTTTTTAATTTTCATACGTCAGTTCGTTCCCGTATTGGACAGCCAACTACAGTTATATCTCCTGATGATTGTATAGCCCTCTATGCGCATGAGACTATAAATCCAGCATTTATTACGGATTTGTCACATCATATTACATTTGCAGTACGTAGTGGATGGGTGCGAATAGATAGTTGGAAACGATGGGTAACACAATTTAATAGGATGAAATTAATGTTAAATTCGTAGACATTTGTTGTAGTCTAAAACAGTCGGTCTAAATGTTCAAGGTATTTGATATTTAAATGCCATATGAAATATATCCACGTGTATTTTTTGGCAATGAAGACTTTACAGAAACAATGGAATGCCAAGCAACTATGACACATATCCTAAATGTTACAGACGATGAATACTCAACTCATAAAAATAGTCGTGATGTATGTGAATTTCTGCATGTATATGCTGAAGACAAACATGACTATCCAATTATGGAAAAAATATGGCCTTTATCACGTGATTTTATAGACAAGGCATTACATGAAAATGTAATGAATAGGGTTTATATACATTGTCACATGGGCATAAATAGAAGTGCATGTATAGCGGTTGCCTATACAGCATACAAGACTCGCCGTCGTGTACTTGATATAATAGGGGAAGTTCGCAATAACGGCGTATATATATTAAATAATCAAGGATTTATTGATAGGCTGTATATGATGCAAAATATGCTCAATTAGACCCGTGCGGATTTAAAATGTTCATAGGTCTAAGGTGCCAGTTTTATATGCGGTCTAAACAAATTTAATATCATACGTATCATGTCTATCCCAAAATATAACTGGATCATCTAATACATACTCTTGCCGTTGTTTGCCTCTCTTTCTTGTACCTCCTAACCACAAATCAGCATATTCAATTGTTGGAAATGTGGTAATATCTATTTTCCAGAATTCGGTTATAGGCCCACATGCTATTGTGTATAGAGCATTCAAATACCATGTATAAATATATTTATATTTTTCTTGACCATATTTAGTTTCAATCATCTTAAAAACCCTTTCCATGTTTTAGCCTGACTATAGAGGGGAGTCAAAAGTGAATCAAGGCTTGAATTAGAAAATGAAAATGTTGGAGGCTTATATTCTGGATTATCTAGATTTTCTACAAACTGATCAAGTGTTGTAGTTGGGAATTTAGGAACTGCATTGAACTTTTCTTGATAATATGTTTTACCTTTGAAAAGAAGATTTGTTTTCATGAGGCTCATGCTCTTTGTTTTAGTATCATCCAATTGGCAGTTTATTTTACTTGAATCCATTAAATATAAATGATTTACATTTTGATACTTTTCCTTAAAAAGTGTTACTGCTAGATATGTCATTTTAACAGTATCTTCACCTCTTATTTTCTTACCAATTATGCCTAAATGTGCTAATTCTGAGTCATTGTCGCCTTTATATGATATTTGAACACATAAATTCTTTCAACCAACTGATATCATGTCATCTGATTGTTTAACACAAAACTTGCCAAACGATGTGCGAACATACCGTTCGGACATTATTCTACTATGAAGATATTATTTTAGACCGACAATGATTCTCCTGTATTTTCTCTATTGAATCAGAATCCCTCAATGGATTATAGAGGTATATATATAAAATCTATTATATGCGTCTTACTTTGCGTGTAAATATGCGCAGTGCTTGACGGCTCCCACCCTTCGCTTTTGCAGTCTTAGCCAAACGCTTAGGAGCCTTGAATTTTTCGTAATGGGCTAGTATTTCTTCAATATATTTCTTGTGTTCTTCAATACCGAAAAACGTGTAATAATCCGCCGTTCCTTCAGGGGGGATTGTTAGTGAGTTTGCTACAAGGGGTTCGTTTTTAGTCATTTTACCAGAAGCGTATTGTGTAATAAGGAAAATGAACTTAACTATATCTGATTTGAAAAATGCTTCAAGGCTTTTGCCATCTTTATCAGATTCCACTTTAGAATACATTGTCATATCTAATACACCAATTTCATCTTTTTCTGATACATATTTTACATTATATGCATCAACCCCCCCACCGAAATTTACGACAACCTTATTAATATGGACTGTATCTTTTGCCTTACCCGTTTTGGTTAATGCGGTTATTCCATGTTTTTTGTATTGAAATCCACCCCTATTTGAATCATATAACCATTCTATAGATTTTCCAGACCAAGATATACCTCTTTCATCAATACCTCTGCCAAAATCAGGCTTATCACCCTCTTTGGAAGTAATCTTATGTAATATATCTTGCGTCTGCTTTGTAATGAGATTTGGTAGATACATAAGATTATAATTTAGCCGCACCCCCTTAGGGTCTTCTATTGTTCCTAAAAATACATTCTTTGTATTACATCCTGATTTATCACCACCCTTTTGATATACATAGTAATCAACTGCAGGAAAATGGTCTATATAATCTTCTCCAACTGCTTTTGACTTTTGGTCGTTTGTGTATATAAACTTAAATACGCCTGAATCCTTCAATACTTGCCATACTTGCCCTTGACGAATCTGCCCTGTGTAATCACCATCGGCAAACTTTTCAGGCTTAAATACTTCATCAGTGGGCTTTTTCCATCCAGGAGGGTGTACGAATAATAAATAACCCATATCATTCAACATAGAATGTGATTTAATTACAAAGTTCTGCCATATAGAATTACCAGATGAACCAGTTTCTGTTTTTGGCGGGTTATATGGTGGATTACCCATTATAATATCAAAATTATTAATCGCCTTACCATTGAATACAAGTGGTTTATTTGCAAAAAACCCTTTTTTAGCATCTATCTTTTCAATGTTGGCTTTTGCATCAGGTGCAAGTTTTTTGAATAACTTACGGGCTATTTCATTATTCTTTCCATTTATGTCAATCATAAATAACATATTTTCAACAATGTGCGTAGCCGGATCTTTGATTTTACCCTTAAGACCTTCGCATAATCTTAGAAACGCCTTTATAGGAAAATTACCAATTCCATTAGCAGGATCCAACCATTTTAAGTTAGGATTAGACCAAACATCTTCTGGTAAATTATCTAACATCTCATCAACAAGTCTTAATGGGGTATAAATCTCACCATATTTCTGCCGTTCAATGTCCTTTGGTGCAAGATGCTCGTTAATGTAATCCAACACTTCTGCCGTTTGGCCTGGATATTTGGTATCGTCATTAACATAATTTTTCATAGCCTTGTATGTCATCCCTTTATTACTGTCTAGAAATATTTTCAGATTAGGTAGAATTATATTAGAAAAAAGAGCCTCCTTTGTAAGACTTGGTTTTATTATACCTTTCTTAAGCAATAAATCGCGTATATCACCTTGTAGTTCCATATTAGACTCTAAGTTTTCTGTTAGTTCAGCAATATCTTTATAATCAGTCGCAAATACACCATATCTCATTAATATCTTGAAAATATCAAGATATGCTACATGCTTACTAATCACCTCATCAATATCCTTTTCAGTCTTCTTTGCTAGTGCTTCAAGAGATTGTCCTGGAAATATATTTTCCATATCAAGGGCCTTAGCCTTTTTCAAATCCACCCCTATTTTTCTTATTAATTCTTTTTGCTGTTTTTTTGATTGTTCTTTATGAGGTTCTATATTAGAGAAAAATCTACTATCTATTTTGATAGTATCATCTATATTTTTATTCATCATTTTACCACCATCTTCTAAATCTGTAGGTAAAGCATAGCCTCGTTCTTGCTGTTTATCATAAATTTCAGTAATAGCCCTATCTCTCAACTCTTTTGTAGAAAATATATTTATATCGTCATTAATTGAATATATATCAAATATATTACTAATAATGTTCTTCTTATCTTCACTTGTTGGCGGTCTCTTCTTTCTTGTTTCAAATGCTTGTATTTGATATTCAGTGACTGCATTAATTGTTCTAAAATAGTTCAAATCTATTACAAATGCATCTCTTTTTTGAGGACTTTGTGTTAAAGCACGATACATTTTTTGGATCCGTTCATCAACATCTGTTCCTGAATCTAATAATACAACTATGTTTACACAAGATAAAGATATACCTAAATTTAACATATTTTGTGCTAAAATAATCAAGCCCTTGTTCTCCTTTCTTGCCCTTTCTTCAATGTCAAGTATTCTTTCTTTTAGTGGTTTGTCGGATGATCTATCATATTGAAATGTACCAAACTCATCCCCTACTTGGACTTGTATTGTTCCTACTTCCTTTTGTGGAACACCACTTAATTCATCTTTCCAATCTACACCTGATACTGCTAAGATATTAAAATGTTTGCGAAACCAAGGATGTTGAAATATAATACCTGTTAAAGCCATCATACGCTTTCCAAGCGTAGAACCAGGCGATTTAATTTTAGGTAGAAACCACAGTTGTGAATGCACTACAAAATCTGATGTTATTAAACGCATTCTATCACCAGTTCTTTGACATATTCTATCAATGCTTGTCATCACAGATGTAGAAATCATTTTATCATCGCTATCTTTATTATTTTGTATATCAGATGGACCTAAAAAATTAACTAATCGTGTCATTGATTTTTGAAACTGAAAGCCGAGGTACCATTCATT